GTGCCCTGTGCCTTCATTATGTACTTTATTTTTTCTAGGGTTGTCAAAATAGTGTCTCCTCCAAAATCCCCGCCCATAATACTCGTGCGAAAAAGTTTTGCAACCTATATTCATATGTGTATAATCACCCCATCGCAGCAACCCGAAAAATCGAATCGCTGCACAACAAACAACAGGAGAAACAAATGGCTATTGAGCTACGCAGCACAAAAGGGCTGCACGCAAACGGCGTCAAAATGCTCGTGTACGGGCAAGCTGGCGCGGGTAAAACATCGCTTTTGCCGACGCTACCTAACCCGGTGGTACTGAGCGCGGAAAGCGGCCTGCTATCTATTGCCGACCATGAGCTGCCTTATATACAGATCGACACCATGCAGGACTTACAAGAGGCGTATTCTTGGTGCAAAGACTCAGACGAGGCGAAGCAGTTTAATTCTGTTGGCGTGGATTCAATCTCTGAGATTGCAGAGGTTTGTCTAGCCAATGAGAAGATAAACTCTAAAGACCCCCGACAAGCCTATGGTGAAATGCAGACACAAATGGCAAGTATTGTGCGAGCTTTTCGTGATCTACCCGGTAAGCATGTCTATATGTCCGCCAAGCTGGAAAAGACACAGGACGAAATGGGGCGCGTGCTTTATTCGCCATCCATGCCGGGTAATAAGGCGGCACAAGCGCTCCCTTATTTCTTCGACGAGGTATTTGCCTTGCGTGTTGAAAAGGATGCGGAGAATAAAACGCAGCGAGCCCTCATGTGTGACACAGACGGCCTTTGGCTTGCTAAGGATCGCTCAGGTAAGCTGGGTCAGTGGGAAGCGCCGGACTTGGGAGAAATCATTGCCAAGATTGGGGGTGCGGAATGACTGCACCAACCATATATGAGCAATGGCTTGTTCTGAAGCATAAAGAGTCGGTTATAGCAGACGAGCGCCGCGAGCTTGAGGATACTATGCGGGAGATGCTAGCGCCGGACACAAAGGAAGGGTCGGAATCGTTTGAGCGAGATGGGTTTAAGGTCAAGATCACCCAACGCCTAAACCGCACTATTGATGGTGACATGCTTCAAGAGATTGCAGCAGAAAATAGCTTAACGGAGCATCTGTCGCGTCTATTTCGCTGGAAGCCGTCACTAGATATGCGCCGATGGAAAGACACGTCGGACGACATTACCGGCCCACTTAGTGCTGCCATTACCACAAAGGCCGGAAGGCCATCATTTTCAATTGAACCCCTTGAGGAGTAACACATGCAACTTGGACAATCTTTTAACGTAAACGAAATGCCGGAAGGCGACAACAATTTTGAGCCGGTTCCCGCCGGGCTTTACACAGCTACCATTGGAGGCGCCGAGGTTAAAGACACAAGAGACGGCACAGGCCAATATATCAGCACCCGCTTTGATATTACCGGCCCAAGCCACGAGGGCAGAGTTGTGTTTACCAACCTAAACATTCGCAACAAAAACCCCAAAGCTGAGGAAATCGCACGCCAGCAATTAGGCGACATTATGCGAGCCGGTGGCCTAGCAACGCTAACCGACACAGATCAGCTTGTCGGTGTCAGCCTGCAGATCAAGGTCGCTGTGCGTGCGGCAACAGATGATTATGCTGCCAGCAATGACATTAAGGGCTTTAAAGCGATTGAGGGCGGAGCTACGCCATCAGCACCACAGCCAGAATCATCTGTTGCGCCATCAGAAAAAGCGCCTTGGCAGCAGTAATGCCTAAAATCCCCGATCCCATCCACAGCACAGCGGCTCTGATTGATTCTCGCCACGAGGATCAGCAGGAGCCGCCCCGACCACACTTTGGCATCAGTCAGGCCGGGCATTATTGTGAGCGCTGGTTGTGGTTTGGGTTTCGGTGGGCTGTTATTGAAAAGCACTCCGGCAGGTTGCTCCGCCTTTTTAGGCGGGGTCAACTTGAAGAGGACACTATATCAGCAGACTTGCGCGCCATTGGTTGCACGGTCACAGATGACCAAAAGCGCGTAAACCTTGCGCCTCATTTTTCAGGGTCAATTGACGGTATAGCAATCGGAATACCGGAAGCACCGAAGACAAAGCACCTGCTAGAAATGAAAACCCATAACGAGAAGTCATTTAAAGACCTACAGAAAAACGGGGTACAAAAATCAAAGCCGCAGCATTTTGTACAAATGCAGCTATATATGCACGGGCTTGGGCTTGAGCGCGCCCTGTATTATTCGGTGTGCAAGAATGACGACAGCCTGCACATTGAGCGCGTTAGGTACGAAAAAGAAGTGGCGGAAAAGTATATTGATCGCTCCACGCGAATCATCGCAAGCGATAGACCGCCGGAGGGCATTATAGGCGACCCGACATGGTATCAATGCAAATGGTGTGCAGGGCATGACGCTTGTTACGGGTCTGGCAAGATAGAAAGCAATTGTCGGACGTGCGCTCATGTGCGCGTCGAAAGCGAGTTTATTTGTGGGCTATGCGATCGGGCGATACCCTTAGAAGTTCAGCGGGTAGGGTGTGAGAAGTATGAGGCCATATCATGCTGAGAGACTACCAACAACGCGCAATAGACGACCTGTACGGATGGTTTGAGGCAAACCCAGAGGGAAACCCTTGTTTAGAAATGCCAACCGGGTCGGGCAAGTCGCACGTTGTTGCGGCGCTGTGCCGAAACGCGGTGAAGGGGTGGCCCAGCACACGGATTCTTATGCTAACCCACAGCAAAGAGCTAATATCTCAGAACGCCGAGAAAATGCGGAATCACTGGCCTAATGCGCCGCTTGGCATATGGAGCGCTGGACTTGGCCGAAAAGAGATTGATCAGATTATGTTTGCCGGTATCCAGTCTGCTCACAGATACGCAAGCCGAATCGGACATCGCGACCTGCTGCTAGTGGATGAGTGCCACCTGATTTCCAATAAAGAGCAGGGCACATACAGAAAACTCATATCTGAGCTAACCAGTATCAACCCAAGTCTGCGCGTGATTGGTCTGACAGCAACTCCCTACCGACTTGGGCAGGGTACGCTTATCGATGGATCGGACGCGCTATTTAAAGACATTGTTAAGCCAGTAACCATTCAGGAGCTAATCGCACGCGGGTTTCTAGCCACACTCAAGAGCAAGCACACAGAGCTTGCATTCGACTTGTCCGGCGTGAAAAAGCGCGGAGGTGAATATATTGAGGGACAGCTTAACAAGGCAGTGGATCAGGCGTCTATTAACCGAGCAGTTGTTTCCGAAACCATTGCTAGAGCCGGTGATAGGAAAAAATGGCTTTTCTTTTGCTCAGGTGTAGAACACGCCGAACATATGAAAGATGAGTTAATCGCTCAGGGAGTTGATGCGGCTTGCGTAACCGGGAAAACGCCCAAAGGCGAGCGTGCCAGAATTCTAAGCGCGCACGAGTCTGGCGAAATAACAGCGCTCACAAATGCCAATGTATTAACAACCGGCTACGATTCGCCAGACATTGACCTACTTATTTACGCAAGGCCAACGCTATCCCCTGCGCTTTATGTGCAAATGGCGGGGCGCGGAATGCGGATAAAATCCAACACAGACCATTGCCTAGTGCTGGATTTTGCCGGAAACGTGGAAAGGCACGGCCCTATAACCAACGTCCGACCACCAAAGGCAAAAGGCGATAAGCGTGGCGAAGTGCCGACAAAGATATGCCCTAAATGCGACGAGCTGGTACAAATCTCGGTAATGAAATGCCCGGACTGTGGGTATGTATGGGAGGAGAAGCCCAAAGAGTTTAACCTGTCCAATGCAGATATTATGGGTGTAGAGCCCAATGAGGCCGACATCACCGAATGGAAATGGCGCAAGCATACGAGCAACAGAAGCGGAAAGGAGATGGTTAAAGTCACGTATTACAGCGGAATGACCGGCCCCGCTATTACAGAATACTTTGCCATCACACATGACGGATACGCCGGAGGGAGGGCTAGAGCCGCATTAATGACAATGGTTCGCGAGTCTGGCCTAGAGCCGGATTCCGTATCGTTAAATGATATGACCGCGCTGGCTAAATACTTGAACACAGGGCAGCATCCATGCAATATAAAATACACAAAGAATGGGAGATTTTATGAAGTTCATCACAGAGACTTCACACCGAGATCAATACAGGGCGGCGAAGCAGCAATTGCTTGACTCCCAAAAGGAGTTGAACAAGCCGCGATGCCTAACGTGCGCATACTATGGGGAGCAAGATCAGGTGTGCACTGCTTTCTTGGTAAATGTTAAAGAAGAGCATCTGTACACCCCAAACGAGTGCGAGAAGTATGAGCGATCTATCCCGTTTTAAAGAAATGGAGCCTCCGCTATTGCCAAAAAGCGGGATTCCAACCGAGCATGAGGAGCAGCGCGCCTTTGTTTCCATGTTTCGCAAATGTTTCGATGAGCGTATATTCGCCATACCTAATGGGGGGTATCGCGGAAAGCGCGAGGCTGGCCGCCTAAAAAGCGAGGGCGTCTCTCCGGGTGTGCCAGACCTGTATATCCCGGCTTGGGGTTTATGGATAGAAATGAAGCGCCAGAGGGGTGGGCGAGTGGATGAGGCTCAAAAGGATTGGCATGAGTATTTAGGGGGTATTGGGCACAATGTAAAGATTTGCAAAGGCGCTGAGGAGGCTCGGCAAGCTGTGATAAATTACTTAAAACCTAAACGAGGATAGGAAATGAAAAAGAGAGTTGATGAATTAAAAATTGATGGCGTAACGTATGTGCCCAAAGGATCGGAAGCGTCAGAACCTGATGGCGATTATGTTGTTGTTCGCACATATTCAGCAGGGGTACACGCGGGATACCTTGATAGCCGAGACGGTCAAGAGGTTGTGCTGAAACAAACCCGAAGACTGTGGAAATGGGATGGCGCGGCCACATTAAGCCAAGTTGCCGGAAAAGGCATTAGCAAGCCTGAGTCCTGCAAGTTCCCTGCTGCAATTTCAGAGATAACTTTAACGCAAGCTATTGAAGTTATCCCATGCACGAAAGAAGCCAAAGAAATCATTGAGGGCGTGCCAGAGTGGACAGCCTAACTAAAGAAGATATGAGGGGCTCTGGCTCTGGCTATGGCTATAGCGATGGCTATGGCGATGGCTCTGGCTCTGGCTATGGCTCTGGCTCTGGCTATGGCTCTGGCTCTGGCTCTGGCTATGGCGCTGGCTCTGGCTATGGCTATGGCTCTGGCTCTGGCGATGGCTCTGGCTATGGCTCTGGCTCTGGCTATGGCTATGGCTCTGGCTCTGGCGATGGCTCTGGCTCTGGCTATGGCGATGGCTCTGGCTCTGGCTATGGCTCTGGCTCTGGCTATGGCTCTGGCTAGTCTGTATTAATGAAGGATGGGTTTAAGAGAGGGGCTGAGTTGGAGAACTACATAGACAGCCTAACGCGCCACACTGGAAGCGAAACAGAAAACACTGTTGGCGAACAACTAAGATCAATACTAGGCATGGGAGAGAGCTAATGCTGCCAGAAAGTACCAGTATGGTTAACGAAAACCCCCTAAACCTGAAGGACTGCCCCTTTTGTGGAGGCGACTACGTAAGGGTTATATATCAGAGGGGCATGAAAAGGGTGGAGTGCCAAAGGTGCTTCGCATCTTCTAGGGAATGCGACTCTGAGGAGAATGCAGTTAAGTATTGGCAGGAGAGACCACAATGAACAACCAACTATTCCATCCCCCTGTGGAGAGTGATGGATGAATTGTGAATTTTTACCTAAGGACGTTGTAAAGGCTCTCAAGGAATCTGAGGAATTCTTCAACGCAGTAAAGAATTTCCACCAAGCCGAGATATGCAGGTGGGCTTATGAAACCATTGAGCATCTTAGTTCACCACAAACCAGCACAGAGAGGGAGTGATTATGACACCTACACAAATAACCTCAGTAGATCAGATAAAGCGGGAACGGGCGAAGCTGTTAGAGGCCAATGATGAATAACCTCTACTCAATCGCATCATTCGCATCAGACAACGGCATTCAACCTGATGCGCTGCAAAAGAGAATGGACAAGATCAAAGTCCAACGGGTAAGGTGGGGGATGGAAGAATACGACAAGCACCAACTAGCAATAGAGGCGGTTGGGCAGATCAAGACACAAAGAAAAGGAGATTGGGTGTATGAAAGCTAAAGAAAGATGGAATCGCATTTACTGGCAATGGCACAACTCAGATTTTATGAGATATTTCCACCTGTCGAAGTATCCAACAATCATTGCTAACGCTTTGAAATATGGGGGATTAGTGACATTCCTCTATTGGGTTGTTATAGTGTGCATCTGGCAAGTTTACGGGCAAACGCCTAACTGGTTTTCCGTTATCTACACATCGCCAGTGGCTTTTGCTGTTGGCGCATTCATGGGACAGGAGGATTGAAGATGAGTAAGAAAAATTTTATTCTTGGAGTTGCGCACGTGCCGGAGAACCCAACCATACACAAAGGCAGCGTGCAAGAGTGTCCGATTGAGTACGCCAAGCCCACCAATTGGGAGAGAGTGGATGAAACCCTAGACTTCCCCAAAGGCGACCCTAAAGAGCATGTATCGCCCAATACCACTATAGAGGACTACAGGCCACCTAATGCGCCGCCAACTTGTGAGGGGTGTGAGGAATGAAGCTTTTTCGATCCAAAGAAAGCGGCGTTGATTATGATTATTCGATTACCGATGAGAGCCTGCAAAAGCTACTAAAAATCATGCACGACTTCCACTACAAAGGGGAGTCAATTTGCCCATACAAATCATGGGGAGGGTGGGAGGAGAAAGAGGTTATGCAGTCCTCGGAATATCTCAGGGGGGTAGCCGCGCAGATGCCCGATCCAGAGAGGTTAAAGGATATAGCAGACTTGCTAGACGGTGTGTGTATTTTGTTTTGTCTGCACATAGACAAGGCGGAGGTGCAAAATGATGCTAACTGAGAACTACGGAGAGAAGGAATGAGCGCACTAGACAAGCAACCGGGAGGAAGTCATTACAAAGACATGGCTATCCAGCCAATTGAGTTCATCACCGCCAACAATCTGGAGTACAGGGTAGGTAACGTCATCAAGTACGCCTGCAGACACCAGAACAAGAACGGCAGAGAGGATATTGAGAAGGCTATCCATTATCTTGAGATGATTCTTGAGACAGATTATCCGACCAAGACTCAGCCCATAAAGACCCAAAATGAGTCCGATAGTACCCAAAATGGGGCTGATAAACCGGCCAACGAACCGGCCAAAAATATACAATCAGACGACGAAGTAGTTAGCAACCAGTCCGAGACCCCAGAAGTATTTACGCCGTGGGAGGGTGGAGAACAGCCTTCCGACAGTGTTGTGGAGATTATCATCAGGTGCGGCAGGCGTCGTCGAGGATACGCTGGCGACTTCTGCTGGGAGCATCGAGGAAACTCAGCAGACATCATAGCCTACAGGGTATGTTACGAATGATTGAACGGCAGCAAGCCAAAACTGAAATAAAGGAACGGTGAAACATGGCGGCAAATCTAACCCAAAAGCAGATCGACGAGAGGCTTCAAATCTGGCGTGAGTGTGGAATGTCGAGCCGAAAGGCTGCGCCAATCATCGGCGTGACTCGAAGGTCTTTGGACAAGATGATTAGCCGACACGCAACCGAGGAAAAGCTGATCTCACTTGGTCAGCTAGAGCAGACTGAGGCGGTTAGGAGAGAATCGCCAAAAAAGGGCTGCAAAAGATACCTTCTCACATGCGCCCAAAACAACACAGCAATCCATGAGGGGTTTTGGTCGAATCTATCTGAGTTCGCTAAGGTGGTTAAGGCAGAAATCCTAGTTTCTGGATTCTCATACAACAAGACCCTGCTGAATACGAAAAACGAAAAGTCGGGGAAGGAGTCTGATTTAACCGGGGGCGAATGGTACGCAGCAGAGATTCAGCCATGCCTGACAAACGACCTTACCATGCTTGCACCAACCCTAACTTGGTGCGCCAATCTCCAAATCAACCCGACAGCCGTTAACCCTTGTTCTGGCATGTCTGACTACACCGGGGAGGCTTCGAGTGTTATCCCTCACCCAAAGGTTAGAATGGAGCCTGTGCCGACAGCAAAGGACAAGCCGACCAAGCACCTTTACACAACGGGAGCCTGTACGCTCAAGAACTACATTCAGAAGAAAGCCGGGCAGAAGGCCGAATTCCATCATGTGTTCGGGGCGCTGCTAGTTGAGATAATGCCAGATGGTGAGTGGTTTGTTCGCCAGATCACAGCAGACAACAAAGGGAATTTTGACGACGCCGGGACAGAGATTTCCATGCGAAACGGAAAGGCCAAAGAGTTAAACGGCGTTTCGGTGATCTCTTGGGGCGATATACACCGACAGAACATTGACCCTGATATTCAGGAAATGTGCTGGGGCGAAGGAGGGATTCTTGATACGTTAAGGCCGAAGTACCAGATATTCAACGATCTGACGGACGGAGAAAGCCACAACCCGCACGAACAAAAGAATCATCACAATCAATACAAGCTGCACCGACAGGGCAAGAACTCCATCAAAGAGGAGTTCGACGCAGACAGAGAGTTTGTGGACGTTAAAGCCCACCGCGATTGGTGTCAGAGCATCGTTATCTGGTCTAATCACGACGAGTTCATTAAGCGGTATCTAACCTCTACGGACTATCGGCGCGACCATGTAAACGCATCATTCATTCTCAGGCTAGAACTTGAGGCATACGAGGCAATGGATCAAGGCAGAGAGCCGGATTTGTACGTTAAAGCCCTAAACTCAAAGACGGCTAGGGTTTACAGCGATGACAACGAATCGCTGGTTATTGAGGGTATAGACTTCACCAGACACGGGCACACGGGCCAGAACGGAAGTCGGGGAAGCGTAGCTCAGTTTGCCAAAGTTGGCGCAAAGACAAGCACAGGGCATTCGCACGCGGCATGGATTATTGCGGGGGCTTCCAGTGCTGGCACATGCTCTAAACTAGACATGGGATACAACAAAGGGTTTAGCAGTTGGTCACATACACAAACAGTGACCTTTAAGGGCGGCAAGCGGCAGCAAATCACCTGTGACGCTGAATCTGGAAGGTGGCGGGGTGGAAGGGTTGGGGTTTAGGGAGCAACCTGATCCACAACAAAAATAGCGGCAACGAATAGGGCGAGGGCGATAATCATAATATACCTATATGTATACAAAACGAGGAAATCTGTACACATATAGGTATACATGTACACTAAATCGACATGTTCATTAATAATGAACGTATGTTCTACTTAATAGGTATTATTGGTGCATAGCCTCAATGAATCAAATGATTAAGCTTCACGTGGAACATGAATCTGGTCCATTTTAATAAGCAATCACTGTTGATATCAAACCCCCTGATTCCCCCGAAAAGATATCACTTATGGACTAATAAACACACGCCTCAAGCTGATCCGTGTAAGTTTTCCACTTGAAATAATCGGTGTCTTTTAGAACGACCTCGCCAGAGGATTGATAATAGTCGGCTTGGATAGGGTCGGGGCGTAGAGCATCGCACAAGTGCTGTGCGGTACACCCTAACATCCAAATGCTCGATAACATTATGAATGTTAGCGTTTTCATCTTACTCGTCTAAGGTAGGGTCTGTCATCTGTCGCCACCCAAATTAGGGGCAACGCTAGACGCTATCTTCTCGGCAGATCGCCCGATCACATAACCACCAAGTCCTAGTTTGACTATATCCAGAAGCCCTATTACTTGCGCCTCTGTTAAGTTCTCAGGGGTAAATCCAAGCCAGTGCGCCCCAACAAGTCCAGCGAACCATAGCATTGTCATAGGTCGCCAGTTGCGCTGAAGCCAAGATGCGCCACCCGCCTCAGCCGTGATAATCGAAGCGGCAGACTTTATGATAGTTTCTTCTAGGGACAATACCTTAGTCTGGATGCCAGCGATAATTTGATTCGCCTGATCTTTGTCCTCGACAAACTCACCAACCACATCAGCGATTGGCCCCATGATTGCACCTAATATGCTTTTCATAAATTACAATACTCCACACAAAGCTCACCATCTTCCAGAGTGTCCATGTGGCGCTCTGCCCGGTCTGAGGTCTGCCTAGCCCATCGAGAGTTTAAGCCCTCGTAAGCCGCCTCTTGCCAGTCTCCGCTTTCGATATGGTTCAGCATCTTCTTAAACCCCTTTAACCCGGTAAGGCCCATCTGGAAGGCCATAGACACAAGGATAGCCGCCCTTACGCTATTACACCTTAACATGGCGTGCATTAGCTCGTCGTCTTCCATCATGTCTTGGTAGAGTTCGTTAATTCTGGTCTGCAACCAGAACGCGCTCACCTCTTCGGATAGCGTGAATTCATACAAACCCAGATCAGCGTCCTTTGGCCCGATTTTAAATCCGTGCCCAATGGTAGGGTAGCCTTCAGAGCAATGGTAAGGCTTGCGTCTAAAGCCTTCCTCAAACGCGATTATTTTTGTTGTTATCATCTTTTATACTCCGCATAAGCCCAATTATGGCAACAGCCCCGCCGATAGCCGCCGCTATCGCGCCAATTTGGGGAGAGTTGGCCCCAAGCCAAGCCCATCCGCAGCCGATAAAAGACATTGCTCCGCCTGAGTAACAAAGTTTTAGTCCCGGAGCTAATACTTGTGCTCCTTGTTGTATATCCATTGGTGTTTCCATGTTGCTTCTCTATATCCAAAGGGACTGAACTTAATCTATCCCATACAGACATTATTGGGTTACTTGTTTCGTTTGTAAATTTTGTAGTTATTCAGAGCGACCATTAGAGTATAAAAAGAGACTCCACCAAGTCCAAGCATAGCGAAAGGTGAATAAGCATATAAGTGCCCTATGTATGCAGCACCAAGACCAATAACTGCCTTTGGAATCCACCAGGACTTGCCCAACTTCTCCATAACCTTGGCTATGCTAGAGTTAGCTTCCCTAGTACCTGAAACGCTTAGAGCTAGGTTAGTTGTTACAATATCGGCTGCTTGCGCAGCTAGGATAAATAGAGGAAGAAAGTATTCCACATTAGCCTCCTATAAGCTCGGCCAGCCTTGCCTTGTCCTGTTCAGGCATAGGAGTTCCTTTAATCATACGAGGAACTTTGTAGGTCTTAGGTTTCTCAATGGGGAACTTGGAATGAGTGGTGTTGCATACGTCACAGATCCCATCACCATTCTCATCTACACAAGGAATCTCGTCAAAGGCTTTAACCGTTTTCTTCTTAGTTACTTTCTTAACTACAGCCTTACCGTCAACTACTTCAACTTCCTCTACTTCTTCCTCAACAGTTTCCTCTGCCTGTCTGTCTTCTTCAGCGTCTAGCTTTGATTTTAAGTCGCATAGCTCAGTGTAGAAGTCGCCCATAGCAGCCTGTAGAGATTCAGGGCAATCTTCAGGATTGTCAAATACAAAGACAGGGGCTACATAGTCCTCTGAGAATTCCATAGCGCCCTTGTACGGCAGCGCGTCGCACACAGCTTTCACGA